TGAAATCACTGTCAGCACCAACTACAAGTCCGCCATCGTTTGCAATACTGATTGTACCCGATGTGGTGTCATTGATATTTGATCTAAGATAATTGGCCGCGGCCACATTTCCTAATTGATCAGCGTTAGTGGCAGTGCCTTGAAATTTTGTATCTGCTATCGCTGTTGTAAGTGTAATACCTTTTTTAATTGTTGCAAATCCGCTGATTGCAAGTTTTGGTGTGAATTCGTCTTCAGAAACAATAGCAATAAGATTGCCATCATTGTACCATTTTGTGATGTTCTGACTTGCATCTGCACTGTCTAGTATTGTTTCAAAAATAAAACCGTTATTGGTTCCAGTTGAAGCAGGTGGTCCTACAAGGACACTAGTTGATCCGTTGTAAAAATAAATTTGATCTGTATCTGAGTTTATCCAAAGATCACCTTGTGATAAAGTGCTCGGTGCACTAGTCTGGTACGGTACATTTCCGCCTGCAGGCACAAACGCCGACCCTGAATACACTTTCAATAGAGAATTAGTGCTGTCATACCAAAGTTGACCTTGTATCGGTTTTGTTGGTGCTGAAGTATTTGAAAAATTTTCTAATAGATGTAGGAAGTTCTCTGCTATCGTTTCTCCATATCCTGCGTATCCTTTACCTATGAAAGAAAGATCTGTCTGTGTGTTGACAACACCATCCTGTACGGTGTATGAACCACTACTTGTTTTGTTTACAGTGTATGCCATTAGTATCCTGTGTTACCCCCTGATGTTGTTCCACTATCTGTGTTCGACGTTGACTGTGCTGTTGAACGTGTTTCGGCGAAAGTTGTTAAACTCTGTATTCTCAATGTGTAATCAATCTGTATAAGTCTGTTCAATGACTTCTGTACTGGGTGAAAAATTACGTGTGTCAACAACTTGTTGGTTGCTCCGTTCTCTGTTCCTTCCCAACTTTTTAATCCTAGTTCATCAAACACATAGTCACCGTTGAAATCTGTTGTGTTATCGAAAGCCGCCTGTCCTGTTGGTTCGCCATAGTCCAGTGTACAGGTCACAACTATATCAGTGTATTTGTTACCTGCTGTGTGTCTCACTTCCATCTTGTTTCTTGTGGTGTCTTTGTTTGTTGCAGAATTGTCATCAATAACTTTATAATAAGTTTGGTTGTACAACGTAGCGTTTGTTCCTGTTGAATTTGGCGTGAGGTAAGTTATTATACCTGTTGGATCAACACTTGTACCACCGTTGCCTAGTGCAATCTCATGTATGAAACCTGTTGTCTTGTTTGCTAAAGAATTAGCAAGTGCCTGAGACATGTTCTCGTAGTGTATTGCATTTCTCTTGTCTACGATAACTTCGCCGGTCTCTGGGTCTGAAATCTTTATATGCCCTGTCATCATAACACCTGTGTTATCCTGAGGCTTGTTATTCTCTTCTTTTTTAGATTCTGTTGGTTTATTGTCTTGTGTCATCTAGTGTATTTATTCAGGTGCGTTTGTAGGCTCATTAGCAATGAATTTAGCCTGTTGAGTGCCAGAAGCCTGCAATCCTTTACCATCTGCCGGATTACCATCTAGTGCTGTGTACCAAACCTGTCCTTTCTTGTGTAATATTTTTATCTGTGTTGCAGAAGCAGGTGCGGTGCTTAGAGTCACGTTTGCTCCAGAAACAGAGTAGTTGATAGTTGATCCATCCTCGCTAGTGAGCAACAATCGTTGGCCACCAATGAATATGTCTAACTCACTAGCGGATGATGGTGTTTGTGATAGTGCAAACACAACTGTACTTCCATCGCCTGTGAAGGTGTTGGTGTACACAGTGTCTGCGTAAGGGATGGTTTGAGTACCAGACGCATCTACCACTTCCGTGCCTGATCCATGCTCCTTAATTCCTGTACCAAGGGTTCCACGTCTTAGTTGTCCCAACGTGTTACCTGATTTTGTAAAGTATTCTATTCTCTCTTTGTCTATGAATATGACTCCCGGAGTATTGCTCGCCGCGTTTGGGGTAGGCAGTGCAGTTGCGTCTTCAACTGTAATAGTCTGCGTGCCTTCCGTCATATCTAATGTTAATTTTGTTGTCTCTGTTTTGCTGATACGTTTGTAGAAAGTCCTGTTCATCATGTCTTTGAATATCCTGAATCCTGTGCTTCCGATCGCAGTCTCTAATGCGAAGTACATAACATCCAGTCTGTCAGATGATGTAATAGTTTTTCCGACCACAGTAATTGTGTTGCCACTTGCTGTGTAATCTGATCCCTGTACCAATTGCTCACCATTCAACCACACGTATGTGTATCCTGCATTAAGGGTGTCAAATCTCAATTTGAACACACCGCTCGATCTGCCTTCGAGAACTTCTCTTCTCTGTTTCATTCCAAGAGCGTTGTTGAACGTTGTAACAGAGATCTTGTCACTGTTTGACAACGAGTAAGGTGAAGTGATTGCACTTGATATCAAAATAATATCGGTGCCCTCATTAAAGTACTGATGGTCAACCAATGTTGAAATACAAATTACATCTGTTGATGTTGGTACAGACGCTGTGACGAATTCAATGTTTTGGTTTCCTATGTCCACTGTGTAATCAGTGTTCAAATCTTTTTTGGTTCCGTTTACATATACTTCTACTTGCGAAGCGGCTGTTATCGTTTTAGCAGGATCAACTGTTGAGTCGTCGCTGAGTCCCGATACAACTCCGTAGGTGTAAGTGCTTCCGTCACCAACATAGTAAGTGTTGTCCGGGCCTCGTAACACCCTGCCGTTTACTTCGACTGTCGTCAAACCTGAGAATGGTCCAATAGATCCAGGTGGATATGTTATTGTGTATCTGTTGGTCCCTGTTGCATAAGTCAGTTCTTGAGTCCTTATACTTGCGTAACTTCTTGAACTTGTTGCCGATTTGTTGAAACCTGCTATCTGTATGTAAGAACTTGCCACTGGCGCCGCACTGAACTCCACTGTTATTGTGTTTGCTGTGGTACTGGTCGTGTACGATGATGTTGGTACACCGTCTATCGTGACATAGATGTCAGATGATGATGAATCTAGGTTGAACTCACCCCTGGTAGATGTCAAGAATGACGTCGTATTGCCGTCGCCGGTGAATGTGTTCAACACCCTGTAGTTCTCACCTGATATTGCGAACACCTTGGTTGATATCACAGAGTGGTTTGCAGGCGCGGATGTGAATGTAATGGTTTTGTTCCCAACATTGATCGAATAGTTTGTTGTCAATTTCTGTACGACACCATCAACAGATACAGTCACTGATCCCAATGACCCGGGATAATCACCTATTGAGAATGTTGTAGTGCTTCCGTTACCTCTATGATTCATTTCGCTTATGAAAGGCACACCCGACTCTGGCGATGTGTAAACCTTAATATCTAGTGTGTCAAAAATTTGACCTGGTACAGTTTCTTCTGGTGCGTAACTTGTGTCTGGTGAGACAAAGGCATCTCCCTCTAACACTATATCGCTAGGTGCGTGACCCAGTGCTGAAGTGAACAGGCCACCTTTGATTATGGAATCCATTGTCCTGTCGTCTGTTGGTGTAAGCACACCGTCGTCGTCGAACGGTATGAATTCAACGAGAGCATCACCGTCTGCTGTTTCGCTGATAGTAAATGTCACTGTCGACCCGTCGCCCCTTATTACGTCACTTAATTTTCTTCTTGTGCTGTCATCCGCTGTGATGTATACCTGATAAACCTCAGTGCTCGTCGGCGCAGTGTCAAATGTGTATGATGATGTCGACCCGTCTGCCCTGAATGCCTTGATTCTCGAATTTCCGTAGTTGTCCCATGGGAAGTCATACCAACCCGATTTGTCCCAACCTGCTTCCTGGTTGAATAGTAGACCCGTAACCATGGTGCCACCGTAGTCAACGCCTGTCATCACCTGGTCCAGTTCATTGCCCGGCATGCCAGAACCTGGTGTGTAAAATCCCTTTGTCCTGTCTGCCGCTGTCAGTCCTGTCTCGTCACCGTAAACTTTGTAAACGCTTCCTTTGTTGTCATCGAAGTCTGTACTTGACGTGAATGCATTTGTGACTTTGTACAGTTGATTTTTGTATCTCAACAAGTCATTGTAAGCATATGCGGTTGATGCCGCCCAATCAACAACACGTGAAGTGCTTGAAACTCTGTCAAACTTGATAGTAGTGTCAAAGTCCCTTACTAGATCATTGTTTAAATTAGCATAGGCCTTGGCTGTGTCGGTCGGTGTTGTTCCATCCGTCTTACCGCCTGACAACACCACAGTAGGTGTCGTTGTGTAGTTTGCACCAATGCCTGTAACATTTATTTTAATGACCGCGCCGCCCTGTATGATTGCTGTGGCAGTCGCCGCCGTGGTAGTTGGTGAAACGTACATCTTGAACGTGCCTGACTTGTCACTCAGTGATTCATTCACTGACGTTGTTGGACCATAGAATGTGTCAGTGTAGCCATCAAATGTGTAAGTTTTGGTTGTACCTGATCCTGAATTCTGTGTGTCATATATCTCGGCCTGTTTCTCACTAGTGAACAACGGATAATAATATCCAAACTGTCCGCTTGTGGTACCCGACGAGCTGGTCGCCTGTATCTGGAATGGGCCTGTTGATCCTTCTGTACCTCCCAGTATGGTCACCGTAGGTGCAACCTCATATCCTGATCCACCTGCTGTTACTGTGATTGACTGTACGTACTTCTTGTGGTAGTCATACCACATTTGGTATGGAAACTCTGTCAGTTTCGCTGTGTCTAAATCAACATTTAGGCTTCTGATCTTGCCTGTTGTAGCGTCATAGAACGTTGGATTGTCAAAGTCTGAATAGATGCCGTCCTGTGTCTCTGTTTTGTTGTAACCCAGCCTGTACTCCCGGAGTTTTGTGTGGAATGGTTTGACCTCATTGATGTAACTCTCTATCCATGAATCCGTTCCTGTTGTGTAGGTCTTCCTCTGGTCTAGTTTTCTCACACTGTTCTTGGCATTTATGAATGATGTCTTGAACATCCAGTCCACGTACGTCTGTTCAGACAACACTTTTCTAAGTCCTGTGAAGAACAACGTGTTGTATTCTCCTGCTAGGTCATTGATGAACAGGTCGTCCCTCAATGCGGTCAACACTTTCCTTGTCTCAATGCTTGGCTCCTGGTCAAAGAAGTTGTCGTCAAAGTTGTCTTGGCCGGCAAATCCTGATGCGTCTTGGCTGTAGTCGTAAAGTTTTGTGCTTAATCTGATTGTACCGTTCTCCGTTCCAACATTAGTCCAACCTGTTGAAGTCTTCATGAACAGTTTCCAGCCGCCTGTGTCTGCATTGGTGACCTTGACGTGTTTACCTATGGCAAGATCTAAAGTGTCCAACTCGTATTCGAATTTAATTTGCTTGTCTATCGGAGTGTTTTCGCTGTGGATCATTTGGTGTATGTCAGGATCTGTGCCATACCAGTCTGTGTAACTCCAGTATGCAGAGGTGTTGTAGGTCTGTATTTTGGTTCTAGACCAATCAGTACCATCCCAGGTGTATATCGCCCAAAAATTGTTGGCCGTCTCGTCTGCCTTGACCAAGTAGTTCACAGTGCCCGATATGTCTGCTGTGTTCACGTAGGTCAATTCCGCATATGTGTCGACGGAGGCGTCCCACTCCAAACTCTGTGCTGTGGGCTCTGGATCTTTTGAATCTAGATTTTTCAAATTGATTTGGCCAACTAGTTGATTTTTCTTTAATACTGAGTTAGCATAATCAATTATTTCTTTTAATGCATTGTATCTGTCCACATACCAACTCTGTCTTGGCCGTATGTTGTTGCCATATCTTTCGTTGAGTGGCAAATCCAGGTCTGGGACAATGTCTCCCACTGAATTCTTACCTATCAATGAATCCCACCAACGTGTCTCTATATGTACCCCAGGCCTGTATTCTGTATCACCTTCCCTAACCAACTTCCACACGCTGTGGGAGTCACCTTCGAAAGTGTTGGTCCTTATGTCCATGTTCAACACTATGTCGTCATTGACTAGATTTTTTACATTGTTAAGTAAAAATTTATTTGTGTCTGTGACTGAGTAATATTTAAAGTCAAATGCACTAGGATTCTGTATAAGATTTGCCACATAAGCCACAGTGTTTTTCCTCGCAACCACGCTGTTGGTCGGCAGTGTGCCCTTGCCCTTGACCCAGTAGTAATAGTAGTTGACGAACTGGTCTAGTCTCGAATCATATCTCTGTGTCGCTGTGTACTGTGAATCATCACCGTACAGAGCAGTGCCTGTTACAGTTTGCTGTGCCCTGCCCTCGACTCTCCTGTTCCATTCGCTTGGCAGTAATCGAGATTCTACCCATTCGTAAATGTCTATGCTCGAACCCGGGAATGTCTGTCCCCAGTGATTGTGTTTATATTCCTGTGTATCCTGCTCGTACCATAACCATTTGACTGTTGACAGATCCCACCATACTTCACCTATGTGTTTCTCTGCCCATGGTGTGCTTGTGTTTGCATTCACTCCAACATTGTACGTGGCCGGATCCCAAGCCGTCTTTATGTTGATTTCTCTGTCGGCTACGCCCATTAGTCTGCCCTTAACAGGATCGTATAGGTCATAGTAGTCTCTTAATTGTTTTGATTTGTTGTTGAATTCGAATACCTTACCAAGTTTTTCCGTGTCCATTAGTGCAGTTTCACTAACAATGTTATTCCATGCATATTTTCCACTGACTGTGAGATCATAGCAAACAATTGATCCGTCATTGACTATCTTGGTGCTTCCGTCTGTTGCCGTATTGGCATCATCTTTCGGTGCACCAACGTAAACTGAGTTGTCAGTAATACAAACCCCACGTCCGAAGTCATCATCTGCTGACATGTTAGCAGACGTCAGTCGGTCGTCTATCACAAACTTGGTGTTGTACATGGTCGCCGTGAATGCACCACCGGACTCAACGTTACTGTCCACTATGCTAGTGTCCTGCAAGTCAAATGTGGTCTCGCCAGAATCAAATTTTATTTCTTTATAACTTGCAAAATTCTCAGCACCTATTATTATTCTTGTGCCATTGTTGTTCAAACCTAGAGTGGTACCAAACTTCATATTTGAGATAGTATTAGGTGCATTAATGGTCTGTTTCAAAGTGTAAGTGTTTGTTGAATCATCCGCATTCCATTTGTAGTAGTAAATGGCACCTGTGTCAGGATGTGCAGTGCCATCAACCCCCGGGGCGCCAATTATAAGTGTGGTGCCATCCTTGCTCATCGCCATGGATTCTCCAAAAGCAGTGTTGATTGATGATCCGTCACTTGCCACTCCGGTGATAGTTTGTGCCAGTGCGAATGAATTCTGTGTGCTTCCGTCGTTGCTCTGTGACGTCTTGATAAAGATCTCTACCTTGCCCGCGTTGCCTGGTGCCAGTGAACTGACAGCGATGATGTCACCGTTGTCGTTGGCCTGTATCCTGTGTCCAAATCTCTGTCCTCGACCGCCCGCTGGTGGTTCGATTGTGTAGTCCTGTGTCCAGGTGTCGTATGTTGATCCATCTGCACCGATACCCCACGTGTACATGTACACTCTTCCTCGATCGTTGTCATGCCCTGGAGCAGAAACAAACATATATTTGTCTGCTGTAGTCCTTGTTGATGTTGCACCAGGTTCTGATATTTTATGTGCCCATCCAAAGTTGAGATTCTCGTTTACTGTCGACCCATCGGTCGGTGCCCTCACTGTGTCTAGTATACCGTACTTAAATGTGCTTGGATCCCAAATGTAGATCTTAATGAGTCCTGAGTCAATAAATCTTGTGCTTCCGTCGGCCCCGACAGCGTTGGCGTATGGTGCACCCGCAACCACAAAGTTTTCATCAGTGCTTATTGAAAGTGACTCACCTAATCTGCTGGTGTTGTCATCATTGTCAGACATTGTTGCAGTCAATTGAGTCAGCCATTCCGTGCCTGCATCTGGAATAGATCTGAACAGGAAGTGAACCTCCCCTTGTCCTTTTCCTGGTGCTGAGGCAATGACTGTCCTACCATCATTACGTGCTACGATCCTGTGTCCGAAATGCTGGTCCGCCGTGATCACGTCTGGTGATGGCCGTAGTTGTGTAGTGTATGGATCGTGTTTTTCGTATACACGCCATAGACCCGACATGTCGGAGTCTGTAAACACCTTGTCGCCTGGCTGTTCTGTGGCATCATCCTTGTCTATGTATTCTTCAAAACTAATTAAATCGTTGACATTGTCCATCGATGCCAATCTAACTGATACAAATTTGTATACGTTTCCGTAACTGTCAGCGGTCGAACCGTCCTCTAGGGCGGGGATGAATCCAACGTTACCGTCGTAGTCTATGGTCACTGTCTTGTGGTCTGGTGTGGAACTGACACGATACACACCGTTAAGTGTTGCTTCCTCACTGTTTGATATGCCGAAGTAGTCGGCATCAGTTGTGGTCGTACCTGCTGACAATGTATGTGATCCTGTGAACGTGATCTCCAACTGTGCGGCATTGTTGATCAACTGTAGATTTGCTATCTTTATGCCAGCACTTGTAATTCTCAACACGTCCCAGTCCCGGTTGCTCTTGTTGGCAACCCAAATGAGATCACTGGCTGTGATAGCATTCATGTCTAAATTTAATATTTCATCAATGTTGAACGCAGTGTGTTGTACCTGTTGCAGTTGAGGATACCCTGCTGTCTTTAAGACTTGTGCTGTGTCCCTGCTGACTCCTTCCTTGGTGTAGTCCAATCTCTGAAATGTGTTTGATGCTGTGTATTCAACTGGCTTGTAGTAGAAATTCTCCTTGGATATAGAATCTGATCTACTGTACTCCACCGTGTCATTGGATGTGTCTAAAAGTTCTATACTTTGTGGGTTTGCCTTTATCTCGTTGTCCTTTAGAACAATCTGTATGTTCTCAATGGAATCTGTGTTACCAAATTTACCTGTACGTATCATCCATTCTGGGTACAGGTCAAGACTTATGTCCTCGCCCTCATACTTGACCTTGAGAATCTTGTCTATGGCGTTCTGTGTGCCCTTCTCCCTGATGTAGCCCTGGTAGAACTTGTACTGAGAAACATCATTAACAAATAAATTTTCTAAGTAGTCTCTGCTCTGATATCCTGTAAGCCTTTGTGCCAACTTCTGTTGTGATTCGTCAAAGTTGTTGGTCTCCAACTCATAGAAATCATTGAACTGTGCGATCTTGTACTCGAAATTGGGTACCAACTGTGGTGCTGGTTTTTTGTCTTTGAGCTTCCAATTGGCTGTCTCAAAAGTCGAACCCGAGTTGTGATTGGTTTTTGCCACGTAGAACTTGCCTTGGTGTTCAACGCTGTCACCTATCCTGTAATCCGTGTTTGCCAACCAGTACGTGACTTTCGCGGCGTCGAACACGAAGCCTGGTGCATAGTAGTCTCCGTTCCACCCTGCTGTCTTCCATCCTACCAGTCTCAATCTCTGTTGTCTGAATCCAGTGAATGGATCATAAATGATGTCAGAAAAAACTGTGCTGTTGTCGAACAACAGTATGTGTTCTTTCTGCACAGTGTTCAGTGCTATGTTATAAAGACCCACCGTGTCGGATTTAATGCCCAACTCAAATGTCTTACCTATACGCTTGGTCGATATTTCGCCTATATCAATCTTTCTGCCTCCAGAGTCTAGTAATGAATAGTCTCCTGCTAGGTTCCTCAGTTTCCCCACAATGCTGTTGTTGGTGTTCAGTTCAAAACCGTCAGCGGCAGGTGACACTGTGATTGCTGATCCAGGAGTCCACTCCTGCGTTGTCCAGAATAAAAACTCTCTGACTGCGTTCTCCCAGTTTATTGTTTCTTTAAGTTCCTTTGAGAACTTGTTGAATCGAAAGCCCTGTGATTCCAACCAATGTCCATATCCAAACAGGAAGTCCGCTACATCTTGAATGGTGTTTAACACGTATCCATATGGTATGGTCTGCGTTGTCCCTTGATAATTTGCATATTGTTTGACCACAGTAGATCCCTCAACAGACACTGCCTTTGCTGTTGTTGTTCTGACAGGGTAGTTGAAGTTGAAGTAAGGTTTGACAGTGCTGTAACCCAATAACTTGTATCCTCCCAACACTGTTGATCCATCCTCACTGATATCTGTATTTTTCTCTATAAGCACACCTGAATATTGGAAACTCTCAACAGGGTTAGATGTTCTAAATAATATCTTGTAATTCTCATCCGGTATGAATTTTGATCCTGCTGTTGATCCTGGAGACACACTGTCTGTCAGGATTTTTATATTGTCCTTATCTGTGAATGCACATAATTTGTATGACCACTGTACAGACAGATTCTTCATCTTGTCGTAATAGAAGGTCTTACTGTCTAGGTTTCTAGAGGTTAGATAATTTATTACAAACGGTTGGTACCCCGCTGTTTGGTATCTCGTTGTGATACCTGTTTTTAGGTCGGTTTCTGTCTCTAAATGGTATTTTGCTGTCTTTAGTGTTTTTCTCACACCAGTAGATGTGTATATCTGATTTCCTGCCGTATTCGTTGTAAGCCTAGATGGATCAAAAAAATTAGAGAAGAATTTTGCCGGTTTGGTTAGTGCCAAGGTCTTCATCACGGTGAAAGGATAAGCACTGGATCTCCTCCATGCCGTCTCCGCTGGTGCTTGATCTCCAAACTTCCAAGCATTCTGCCTTCCTGGTATGTCAAAGTTATCAACGAGTCCTGCCGCTAATGGGTCTAGTAAATTTCCTGATGAATCAACTGGTAGGTAGGATCCGATTGATGGTTTTCCGTATCTTCCAGGTTCTGTTGCTATTGCATTCCATAACACATCATTGCCTGACGTGTATGGAGCGGTTCCATAGGTAGCGTCCCACGTGCTGGGTTTCTCTGAATGGCCAAGCATCTCCCATGGTCTAATATGAGGGACGTCAGTGTCGTAGAAATATTTGTATATTCCTCTCCAGTGTCCTGGCAAGTTCTCATTTATTAGTCTGCCTTTTGATCTTGCGTAGTTGTAGGTGAAAGGTAATCCCTCTGAGAAAACTGTGTTATTGATGTATTGCACGTTGTTACGTCCCGCCCACTGATAGAAATCTGGGCTCATCACACTATCTATTTCCTGTAGCGTGTATTCCGTTGACGTGAAAGCACTTGGTAACACATCATGTATGTCTATCAATGCTGGATCGTATACTACTTTTATATTGTTGTAAATTCTTTTCTCTAATTCTATTATGAGGTCATCACGTTCGTCACCATATGCTTTGATTGTACTTCCATCATGCCTCCTTATCATTGCTGTATCTGTGATGAAAGTCGTGTCTGTGAATGCTTCAGGTGTAAACTTGGGATACATTCCAAGTTTGGTTGGCGATGGTGGCATGTAACTGCCGGTTGTATCTGTGTAATCCTTGATTACTATTTTGTCACCTTCTGCTAATGGCTTGCTGATGTACACACTGTCATCTGTTGTGCTGAATGTGTAGTCTGTTCCTAGTAATAGTTGAACATCATTAAGGTAAACGTATACCGCTCTATTGCTCAATATTGTTATATCATGTTGTGAGTTCAGTGCGTAGTCGGTCTGTGATGCTCCCATCACTGTATATGATCTAGTCGAAACATTTTCTCCCCAACCTATCATGTCTTCGTAGTAGAAAGGGAAAGTGCTGTTCCTACCTGGCGTTATGGCTGTGATTATTTCATCAACCCTGTCAGCGGCCACCCCCTCATACGCTGTTCCTGTTGCGTGTGTCAGGAATGCGTTGTACCATTTCTCATACTCCTGGTTTACGTAATCCGTTGCTGTGAAGAAGTTTGTCTCCTGGTCTATTGTGCTAAAAATAGCAGGTACCAATGGCGCTTCATGTTGATGTATGCTTCCACCCTTGAGCCTGGCATTTGGTTTATCCCGTAAGTTTGATACTCCGGGTATTATACCTTTTACATCCTGGTTCTTGTCAAAGATATCTTTGACATGATTCAATATCTGGCCAAAAGTAAAAGTGCCCAACTGTTTGTTGAGGCTGTTGGTTGCTAGGTTCTCCGGTATCTCATATATGCCCTTGTCGGCAATCTTATCAGCACTGCTGTGTGCCGCGATCCGGACCTGGTCGTTGACTTCTAGTGCTATGTTGAATTTTATGAATTTGTTTTTTGTTCCTGTTTCTATGGTATAATCTGTGATTAGAGTTTTCCTCGATCCGTTCACAGTCACAGACACTTCCAAATCAGATAGGTCCGCTGAATCTTTGTAAAAGTCTATTGCAAATAATTGTTTCTCAGTTGCGTTTACTATGAAAGTCCTAATGACACGCTGTTTGCTTTCACTTGTTCTTTTAATCCAAGCACTTCTCGAGTTGTGTGTGCTTATGCCTGTGGTATAATGAAGATGTCCTTCTGCCAGGTTCTTTGTGATCGTGTCTGTTCCACTCTTGTAAGTGAACGTCCCTGACGTGTGATCAGATTCGAAAACAATGTCTCCTACATTGTTAATTGTGTTGTACTTGACTTTAATTCCAAGCACCGTGTCAGTGGTCGCTGTGTCCGATGTTGCAAAAGCAAAAACTTTCGCTCCTGAAAAAGTTGAATTAGGATATGTAGTGGTATCGTCGAATGAGGTGTGATTATCATCCCACATGCCAAACAACGGCTGTTGGTTTATTCCTGTTTTCTGTTGTGCTTCAACAAAAGTTTCTGTGGTGCTATCATAACGGAAAGTTTTGCCCTGATTCGTTGTACCAAACTCAATGAAGATAGAGTCATCGTTAGATGGTATGGCATCAGATGCCTCGGTTAAATTTATGACCTGTGTTGAGTCTCCTGCTGTGACGAAATTGACATCGTATATCTTGTTCTTTACTATGGGGTCTGTGTCGGCCGCAAACACTACTCTCATTCCAGATGCTAGTGGTAATCCATCGATTATGTAACCTGTCTGCTTGGAAACTTTACTAAATGCATCCGTCGTCACTGTGTCATACAATGTCACAGATCTCTTGGCCACTGTACCGTGATTGTACAAGGCAAGTCCTGAATCAAATTCTATAATAGGCCTCTTGGCCCTGTCTTCCTCATTCAGTGTGGGAGTAAATCCTGTAACCTTTGCCGTTTCATCTATTATCGATCTGTGGAACCACCTGTTGTACCTCGACCACGCATTTTGATCTTGTGAATCCCTCTTGATTGTGATGTAGTCTTTTGTCTCTGGTAGGTAATATGCTTTGGCATATGGCCGTGAATCATACCCTGCTTGGTCATACAGCACAGTAGTCTCGGTTGCATAACTGCCTGGTGTCATTAGATCCTCGACATCGGTCAATGTGATTGCATCACCAACTCCTTCTACGTAGTATTCTTTACCTTGGTATGCGGTTGCCACCAACGAGTTTGTAAATTTTATCTTCATTCCGTTGGATAAATCTAAAGTCCTCAGGCTGTAGTTTTTTGTTCCAACTATGTCATCCTCAACATTAATAGTCGCAGTGCTTGTTGCATCTTTGATCTGCAGTATACCATACATGGCGTCATGGTTGCCGCACTGATAATATAAAGTGTCCGGTACGCCTGTTGTGGGTACTGTGAATGTTACTGTTCCTTCGTCCGCACCGTTGTTTATTACTCCTGTGTCGAATATTGTCGATGTTGAGCCATCTGCAGAAACCTTGCTCTTGTATGGCTCTGTCATTATCCAGAAAGGATGGCCTTTAGCGTCAACATTAAACTTGTATGTGTTACCTCTATACAGTGTCAAGATAGGATTGTTTTCGTTCTCCCTGTGAGTGAAGTTGTATGCACCTTGTTTCAAATTCTGAACTGCAAATTCCACCACTGCACTAGGTCCAACTGAGTCTATCTCTATCGCTCCAGGACCGTCTGGCATCCAGTAATACTCCCTATAGTTCACTAATTTGTCATAATCTATAGCAGGGTTCCAACTGTACACCGTCTCCTTGTTAAGTCTATCGTGGTTTGCCACTTTTCCGCCTAGAAATTTGATTTGATTTATGTAGTCGTCATATGTTCCTGTGAATTTGACCTGGTCTTCTGGATTGGCAGATGTAGTGTCTCTGTCTGTATAAGTTACCGTAGGTTCTAGTTGATATGCAAATCTATCCCTGCTGATTGCACCGATATACCTGTCATCGATTGACCTGGTGTAGGCATCCTGTCTGCCTACGTAACCGTCCACCCTCTCCAGTGAGCCTTTCTGAACCAAGGGATCCATTGTACTTGATAGGAATCTCTGGTTGGCATCTGTCCTATAGAAAGCAGGTAGGTGTTGTACAGTACGCCTGTATTCATTCGTACCTTGTTTAACGACTTCGTTATTTGTCAGTGCGTTTGTTGGGTTGTCTGCCATTAGTATCCTGACCCGCTACTGCCGGTGCTTGAACCGGAACCTGTTGTAGTAGAGCCTGATACCGCTGATCCTGTTGTGGTGTTGTTCGTGGCAGTTGATGTTGATGTGACTACAGTGCCTGATGCCGCCAATTGATTGGCTCCAAGTGCTGTAATAATTGACACATCATCAACGGTGGCCCCACTGATGAAAATTTCGTCCGCCGCCGAGTCAAGTTGGAACAAGGACCCAAAACCCTGTCCTGACTGGTTAGGCACAATCACTGCTGTCAATAAATCTGGTGCTAATTGATTGTGTATGTAAGCGGCTAATTCTGTAAAATAAAAAGTGTCCCCGAAGTCCCAGTTGTCGAGTGCGAAGTATTCATTGATAGCGGCTATCACTCTCGTCTTGATCACCGCGTCTGAAACGTTGGTTTTTGTATTTTTCACGACCTTGAAAGTTGCCTGTAGTTGTTCTTCTGCACCTGTACCAAAAAGTAATTTATATTTTACCGGATGATATATGATCTGATCTGATAGCGATTTTAAAGGATTAAGTGCACCAGAGTAATTGATCCTTAATTGATCTGCCGTTGATTCTGTTGGTTTCATTCCACCATCTTGCAACCATATCCTATATAGGTTATCGTATGTTCGTTCTAATAGGTATACATCAACAATGTTTGACACACTAGGATCTATCCTAGTTTCCTGTCCCGCGTGATGTTTGTACTGGAACTCAATTGAGCTTCTGCCTCTTCTTGCTATGTAATCTGTAGTTGTAGTAAGTGTGTTAGTTGTAGAACTGTACTTCTTGATCACGTCTTCTGCTGAGTCATAGAAGTAAAATAATTGTTCATCAGTGTATACTATTGTGTTGAGATTTATGTCTGCTTCTTTTTCTGCAACAACAAAATTAGATGCCGCGTATGGCCTGTACCTCTCAATGTTATCATACGAAATATACTTTTCTTGGAATGCAAATTTTGTTGATTCCGATAAAGTCGGTTCAACAAATATGTCAAACAGTTCTGGATTGTCAACAACACCGTCGTCATCTGCATCAAAAAAACCTACCTTGACTTTCCTATTGTCCTGGAAACCATCTGCTTCTGTTACAACATCAACCACTTGCCACGTCAATGGATATCCCACACTGTTTCCTGTGGAAACAATGCTGTTAGTTTTCAATAATTTTACTGTGTCCTTTACAGTCTTGCCTGTCGTGTAGTCGTAAATTTTCTCATCCACATCATAATGAAATTTGTTCTGTGATTCTGATTCAAAAAGGTATTCTAATTTCCTGTATTTGACAGTGTATGTGTTTCCATCATTGGTGAACTTGAACCACCAACTAGCATCAGAATTAATCGCCGCTGTTGACCCTGCATTGGACAGATCAAAAAGTGTGCTTGTGCTAAGATTGGTTGATGTGATCACTTTCCATGTCTCTGAATCTATGTCATATCTCAATCCAAATTCCTCATAGGCTTCTATTCTGTCTATTAACTCTGCTTCCAGCGTTGTACTAAATGATGTACTGAAATTAGGTATAATTGCATTTATAACCGAACCATGTGGCACTATGTTGTTAAGCGTAACTGGACCAACTCCTGACTCAAGATTTCCCGCACCAGAATTGGCTCCATCAAGCACTACTGCACCTATCTTGGCCCATAACCTGTCTTCAGCGTTGTCTGTTGTCGATGTCACCAATGTGCCGTTTAAAAATTTTCTCGTGTCTGGTGATGTAAATTTCACTAATGCACCAGGTTTTGCATACTTCATATTAGATGTGGCTGAATCACCTATGACTAAAGCACCACCAGAAGTGAAATAACCTGTGTTGGTATTGGTGGAAGTTGTCGTTGAATTCCATGTTGCGGACAGTGTGCTGACGCCTTTGGTAGCATACTTTAAATAATAAAACTGTCTAGCGTATGCTTCTTTCAACTTTGCTTCTACAGATGTGTCTATTGTTGACTGTATGTCACTCCTGTTGTTGAATGTGAATGTGAATTGCTGTAACGATTCCTCTCTGTACAAAATGCCGTCCTCTGCAAACACGTTGACGTTTGAGTACGCTCCTGTTGGATCTAATATTTCTTTTGCTCTGCTTATACCAGATGCTGTTCTGTTGACAGATCTCACTTTTACTATTTCCTGTGACGCTGACAGTGGAACCACCTGGTAGTCCTCTGCCGTGATCATCCTGTTCTGAGAATAGTATACCTGGCCGGCTTTCTCCTTGATAGAATCATTTGACTCAGTTGCCGCTGAATTGTACACACTTTGTTTAAGGCTCAAATTCATAGACAGTGATTGTTGTGCACCATTGACATCTATGTAGGGGACAGTCAACCGTATATTCTGCATGTCCGCAGACTGTATGGCGTACTTGGCATTGTCACTAGTCCTGTAGTATATCCTGAATGTTCCTAGAGGAATATTGGAGAAATTGCCATCACCAAATACTAGGTCAATCGCATCATTGTTTTTTGTCACTATGTTGTAAGTGTTTCTCTCTCCCTTGGCCAATGAATTATAAATTGCATTGTTTCCTGCCAGCGATGGAACTTTCTTCCATGATTCTGAAAGTTGTCCAAACTGGTCCAACTTGTATAGCCACACATCCGTGTTGTTGATGTTGGCTGTCTCAAAACTTTTTACATAATTTGTTATCGCTGTGTCTACCGTGAACTCTTGGTTCTCCATTGTTCCTTGCTTGAACAGAAAGAAAAAACCTGTGTTGTTGCTACTATCCCCAGATCCATCCGATCTGTATGTGTATGTAAGTCCAGTACCCGGCACTGGTGTTGATTCGTATATGCTCTCTGAGTCGTTTATTGTGCTTGGTACTATTTCAAATGATCTGTTTGTGCCTCCCACCGACTTCGAAAATTTAAATATGGGAAGATCCAACTGATTGGAACTTAATGTGTAAACCTCTGTGCTTATGCCTCCAATCTTGTTTGACTCCCTTGGATTTCCAAACAGTTGTCCTGTCTGGTTTGCCGCGTTAAGGATTGCGGTAAACTGTTCTCTGTAATTTGAATTCGCTGAGTCATTCCAGATGATGTTTGAATTTGCGAGGTTGGATCCTGTGCTGTCCTGCACGTCCTGTGTCGTTGATATTGAATCTATTTTCAACATTCCTGTTGCAGGTATATTCCTATTGGCATTGTAGTTGATCAATCTTGCTAATCTTAAAACGCTGTTCCTTCTCTCAGCAGTCTCTAGGAAATTCTCTCTGGCGTTTAGGTCAACCCTGAACGATAGTGCCTGTGATATGTATGCTATAAGATCTATAAGTGCCACATACTCACTACTCTCAACGAAATCGTTAAAATCGTCTGGGTAGTTCTCCTTGAGATATGCAACCATGGTCCTTCTCAGGGTCTCGAAGTCGTAACTTTTGAAATCTGCCTGTTGGAAAGCCTGGTAGATCTTTCTCCAATCTTCCGCTACTAATAATCTATTCTGTCTATCTGTTGTGGCCATTGTAATTACAACGGTATTTATGTGTTAGGAAATGTGCGTATATTAAGATAGACGCATAAGTGAGTTTTCATCGAAGTTGAATCTCAGTTTCTCTGTGATGTCCAGTGGAACATAGGTTATAGTGGCCTGTATGGCTATACCTTTGTCCGCTTCTGACACTAATATCTCCTGTGTGCTGATGCGAGGATCAGCGTTAAGATTCGCTGTAATATCGTCGACTATGGCCTCTTTAAGTTGTTCTGTGAATGGCTCGAATATGGCGTCATATATTATAGTGCCGAACTCCGGGTTTTCCACCCTCTCGCCCTTACGTACTGATAACCTGTTTATTAGATCCTGCTTAACCGCCTCAAAGTCATACAGTTTGAAGTTCCGCTTTTCCGCACGTGAACTAAAACCCTTGAAGGTCACTGACTTGTTTGACATGTCTCCTGATCCTGAATCTCCGTATGCCATTAATGCAATCTCCTAAATTCCACATCTACTTTGCTGTAATCCACAGCATAGAATCCTGTGCGTGTCATTTTTCTCGCCCATGGAACCTCCTGGGCCATCACGCCCTCGTATGTTCCATCGGTGTGCTTGTATTTAAACGAATATACATTGATGCCCGAAGGCGACTTGCCAATTAATTTGATGTCCTCTTTCAATCTCTGATCGCTAAATTTGAAACCCGAAAAGAACCCTTTGACCGCCCCGCCGATGCTTCCTAACTTTGCCCCAATATTGGCCCCTACGTTCTGCAAGAACCCTTGTCCCATTATACCGGCCTCCCTTGCGTTGAACAGTCCTGCCTTGGTAGCCAGACCCTTGATTTGATCCATTCCCACTAAATTTCCGCCAATGATACTCTTGTAGTTTTGTGTGATGCTGGATAGATTGGATATGGTTGCAGGAATGTTGCCTGCAGAAAGATTGCCTTTCAGACCTTTGACAGCATTAAGACTGCTATTTGCCAAGTCGAAACCACCACCTATGCCTTCCATGACACCACCTATGCCTTCCATGGTTTTGTTGCCAAGTGTAAACAGTTCACCGGCACTGTTGACGAACACGTTGTCCTTAAACAGTTCCTTGCTTACTCCTGTAAAGTTATCAATCACCTGTGAAGTGAGGGTGCTGGTAAGATCTTTAACATCTGTGTTGACGTTGAATCCTTTGAATTTGTTGGATATGCTGTCCTTGATGTCGAACGACACACCTGCCTCTTTAGCGATGCCATATATCTCGTCATACCTACCGGCAAAGTCCTCTAAAATCTTCTTGGCCTTTATGGCATTTGTGCTTGATCCCATCTTCTCTTTCAGCTCTCCTCTTGCATCTTCCTGGTACTGGGCGAAACGGGCCTTTCCCTTTCTGTTTCTCTGATTAATGAATTCTGGAGTACCTGGTGTGTTGGCCAATTCCGCCCACTTTTTCTTGTTGGCGGGTGTATCAGGGATGATCGAGTCACCGGCTATTGCAGTGGCCCTAAACATTGGCTCGTGTGTCACAAATCGGTGAACAGTAGTCTTGGTCTGCCTAGTGAATGCTTTCAGCGGGTTGACGCCTTTTTGCAATAATTCTACGTCACCTTCTTCACGCAGTTGCATACCAGTTTTTTCTTTGGTAAGCCATGTTGGCCCCCATTGGGTTATTCCGCCTCCACCTGAACCTGGTCTGCCCATCGGTGCGTTCAAATGCACCTGGCTACCTTGCACATGGAATACGCCAGTAGCGCCGTGTAGTTGTGATCCCGGTGTGAATGATGATATGGCTGACTTTGCGTAACTCTGTATGCCACCTGCAGGCGAACTCTGTAACACTCCTTTTTCTCCAATTGTCAGTATCGCATCAGCACTCTGTATCATCTCCTTAGCCGAGCTCATCCTTATCTGTCCGTTGGCGTGCATGTTGATGTTGGAGTCTGAGTGCAGGTTGAAGTCACCTTCGGTCCTCAGGTTGATTCCCCCAAAGCCTGAATACACATCTATCCTGCCGTTCCTCTGCATCTCTATGTAGGCGTTACCGGAACCGTTGGCTATGTACACCACACCTTCGGTGTCATGCATCAGCAACTGGTGCCCAGACGCTGTCCTCAATCTTGTGAGTTGGTTCGTGCCGTCTAACGCACCATCGTCCATTACGAACGTGTGTCCGGTCTTTCTTGTTACATGGTCTGTCGCTCCCGAATCCTTTGTTCCCACCTTGACTGGTGTAGTCGAAGTGTCCTTCCTGCCTGGTGTGCTGATACCAAACACCTGGCTGGGTGTTTCTCTACGTGCCGAACTGGAGGTGTTACCCCTGACATCGTCCGCACTCAATCCCTGTTTTAATAAAGTCTCAGCGAATGGGTGTATGGGTCTTCTCAAAGTGGCAAACTGATCTGGTGTTAACCCTTTAACAGTCCTGTTGACTTCTCCTGATGGTACGTTGGTCGTGCCATATTTTGATTTTTTGTCATCCTGGAATCCTGCGTCCGCACCCTCGAAAGTTCCGTCCAAGGCGTCGTGCGTCAGTTCGCTTGATGCTATGCCCGGTGTCATCTGGTTGGTCATGGGATCTGGCACACAACCTATCCAGAACGCTTGGTCCATCTTGCCTTCAGCAAAAATCACCAAAACCCTGGTTCCTATGTCTGGTGGTACTGCCCAGAAGCCATAACTGTGTTGGCTGTCATTGTACGCCGTCGAACCCGGTATGCTGTGTCTGGCATCCTTGGCTCCATAGAAAGGTGATAGGTATTCGCATGTGACCAAGTTGCCGCTGATCGGATCATTGGTTTTGCTGAGGCTAGGTATGTTTACCTGCAGTCTGCCCATCCTCAAAGGGTCGATGTTATTCTTGACGACACCTATGTACGGACCGGGATTTTCTCCCGACCAGTCTGTGTCATTACCTGGTGCCTTGGATGTTGATGCGTGTCCCTTTAAGTAATCTTTGCCTGCCATTATGATGATCCTAGTGTTCCACTAATTATGTCCTGTTGCGCCTGTTGATTTGGATTAGTGACTCCTGTTACCACACCATTTTTTGTACTGATTTGGTAATTCGTTGTTGGAGTTACATTGTAGTCCTGGTTGTTGAATCTTACCATTGTTAAATTCTGTGTAAACTGGCCGTTACTGAAACTGTGTTTTACCTGTGTTACCCTGTAGAGACCCGAGAACACAGCCTGTTGTGCCGATGACATCTCGTACACACCGGTCTTGTCGTCGAAGTCCTGTGGCACCTTGAACGTGAGATTGGTTATTGGTTCCGCCACGTCGTAGTTGAAACACTTGAGGTCAGGGTTCCATACGTTGGTCCTTGCACCACCCAAGAAGAAATCTATGTTGTTGTCCTGTGAACTGCCGTTGGAATTCTTCGGTGTTGCCGGCACGAATTGACTTACCCCTAGCCATGCGGGATCACCCAGTATCGTCATGTTCACAACCACCATGTCCGCCTGTGGATTTGTAATGGCATCAAAGAACTGGTCTATTCTGGCATTGGCCTTGCCTGTCCTATTGCCCTTTGAACTCTGATATACAGATGGATGACTCTGGAGCGGTAGAAGATTCAGATGGTCTGGCATATCATCTGGTCTCTTCCTGATTCCTGGTGTGCTGGTCTTCGATTGCGGTGCGTCGTTGGTTTGTGAGAATGTCCTGTTTTCTGTGGCCTCTAGATCCTTCAGTCTTGACTGATAGTAGGCCACCTTGTAGTTGATGTTGAGATCCTGTATGTCCAGGTTATCACCTGTGAAGATGTAGTTGTAGGCCTTGGCCACGTACCCTTGGTAGTTCTTGTCCTGGTGTATGCCCGCTGTTGCCAAGTTGTAGGCGCTGATGTAGAACGGTTCCACCACGATCCTGATGATCTTGGAGTTGGTCTGTCTTACCTCATCGAATTTGGACTGGGGCTCGATGGCTGTACGTATCCTGAAGTACTTGAAGTATGTGGACAGAGCACCGTTTGGATCAAAAGTTTTTGACCCTGGAGTAGACACCGCCTTCTCCCAATCTTCGAAATTCTTTGCTCCAAAGTCCGGGTGGGTCTTCATCAGTTCTTCCAGCAGTTTCAAAAGACTCACCCCAGAGTTGAACTTGATGTATTCCATGGTGAATGCCTCCTCGCCAGAAGCGGCTATTTCTTTTTTCTGCGTCATGCCGGCCTGAGACAGTAGTTCATATGAAAGTTGTGCTTCGGGATTGAGCTCCTCGCTGATCGATATGTCATACCTATCTGGGAATTGGTTGTATCCTTTCACCTGCTCTTCTTCGTTCTGTTCATTCAATATGTTCTGTAGATCCTGCACCGCATCTGCAAATGTGGCATTCAGTGAATTTGATGCTAGTGTTCCACTGGTCCTGGGATACATGAAGTTGTTAGTGAGAGCAAACTCGTTGTAGGGTATGGCATTGATGCTGTAATAGGATCCTCCCTGGTTAACGTCAATGTCCATTGTGGTTAGTTTTATAGGTATAACCCTCTTTGTAAAATCTGTGTTCTCTTGCATTGGCCGACCCTGGTTATCAAAGCCTTTGAACTCTATAGTAAGCAAGTACGGTGCGTCCAGGTGATCCAGGAAGCCGTTGTTGGCCGCGGCCGCTTTCACTTTCTCCAACAGCGTCAGTCCCGACGGTTCCACCAACTCCATCATGATGTTTGTGACACTGGTCAGACGCCTCTTGTCATTCAGTCCCGGTATGGATGTCATCTCGACATTGTTGAAGTATAGGTCATTGTTTTTTAGAAATTCCAAGGTACTCTTGTTCAAGCCATCACGCAACGTTTTGCTTTTTTTTAATGTGGCCTTTACTTCATCAGAAAACCTCTGTCCCTGTTCGCTTGGTGGTCCTTGGTGATAGTTGGCCGTTACACCTATGCCACCACTCCTTGCTATGATGTCGTGTGGTGCACTGTTGAAGAACTGCTTGGGATTACGTATCTCACGGGTGCTCAACGCTGACAGCGTGAATAGTGTGTTGTAAGACGCGAACTTGTGCAACACGTTGGGGTCTGACTCCAGCGGAAGTTTTTTTATGCTCGCCTTCCTGGCGTGGGAGGCCGATTCATCTAAATTTCTGTATTTGTCTGCTTTTGACTTTACATTTTTTACGAACCCAAAATCAGGACCATTATATTTGCCTACCATAGGTTATATCCCCAAATCTTTGAGCAGGTTTTCTTTCTTTGGCAGTTGAACTGTAACTCCTGGTTTGAAGTCGTAAATGGGATCCTCTATCTGGTCTGGGTTACGCTGTGCGAAAACCCACCAAAGTCTCGGTGAACCGTAAAGGTCATAGGCCAATAGGTCTGGCCTGTAAGCGTAGGTCCTCTCTATGGTGTAACTTTGATCGTCATCTTCCGCGGTTAGCGTCCTGGGATTTAAGATGTCTAGGTAGTCTGCTATCTGGCCCGTATCGAAATACGGTGATGTGTTTGAGTACTTGGCCATTAGATGAATCCTACCTCGTCGCTTCCCCTACCGTTAAGTTCTCCTTTTACAAATTTCTTCATTGAAAACTTCTTGATGGATTCTCTGCTGTAGACAGGGGTCACTAGCACTGATATGTTTGACAATGTGGGTGCCCACGTCTGTGATTCGTAATTACTTTCATTGTTCACTACTTTAACATTTTTCACTGCGTCCATGTTTATTGGTCTGCCGGTGTACGGATCATAATTTAAACCGGAGTCAACATAACCTTGTTGCTCTGCTATGTAGTTCTGTTTCATAAGATCACCTTTGCTCCCTTGCTTGGTGGAGATGTAATCTATCCCTTGTCTTAACTCTATGTTGAATGAGTTTATAACCACAGGCACTTTGTTGAACATATGATCCCCATAACCATACAGATGCAGGATCGGTGGTGGATTACCTTTAAGTCCATCTATACCACCTTCGCTACCAAAGAACATCTTGGTCGCAGTCCTTAAAAAGTTGACAGTGGCTACCCAGTGCCTAGCATCGTCTTGATTCTGTACAGGGAATTCACCAATGATGTTCAAAGAGTCAATTTGCGAGTTCTGGTAGGCCTGGTGTGGGTAATTGCTGTGTACTTGATCCATTGCGTTGTAACTTGCCTGATGTGCTATCTGCATTGTGGGAGTAAGAGGCCAGAATATGCCTTGGGATTCCGCCAATGGTTGCAGTAAGGGATTGTTGTTGAAATCAAAGAACTGTGTTAACGGTCCTTCCGGCACTTGCAATCTCACACGCCAGTCGGTCTTGTCGCTACGTCCAGACCACTTGGCCTTTGCACGTACAATCCTCGAATCTGTGGAAATACCGGCACCTGTCAATCTACCCAGCGTTCTGTTGAATATGCCCTGTCCCACGTTCTTGATTATATTTCCCAACATAAATGGTTGCTTTCCTTTGTAAAATTTCGTATACTTTAACTATATTTATAGGCATTATTCTAGGCGCACTTAATTCACCGTACGGCACGATTCAACAGACCTGTTTGTGGTCATTCACATTAACATAAAGAGAAGGAATTATGAAAAGAGTCAAGTACCTAAACAATCGAGATCTGCTGGCACAGATACACGCCAGCAAGAACACCTACTGCTCACACGTGACACCCGAAGACGCACAATACGACTTAATCGTACCCAATCTCAAGAAGGTCAACGCTAGTGCAGTTGCACAGGCACGTAAAGCCAAGGCCAAACGACTGACACAGGAAGCATGGGAAGAGGCCAAGGCGGCCGGACTCAAGAAAATTAAACTAGTGGACTACACTGTGAGCCCCAGAAAGATAGAGAAAACGGATCTTGTGTTCAGGGTCATGATGTTCGATCATGTACCTATGGACAACGAAAGAAAAAGAAATCCTAAAACCACAGCGGACCATCACAGCAAAGTGAACTTCCCTCCGTTCCAACATTATAAGTTTGACAAAAAAGGCAAACTAGTTTGTGTGGGCAAAAGCCATTGGGTGGGTGGAATGAGCAACGGACACTTCTCCGTGGATCATGGCAAGATGACAAACCAACTGGCCATGATGTACATGAAGTTGTGTGAGAGATATGGTACCAGGGCCAACTGGAGAGGTTACACATACAATGATGAAATGCAGTCACAGGCGTTGATGCAACTGTCACAGATAGGATTGCAGTTTGACGAGTCTAAGTCCGATAACCCTTTTGCATATTATACAGCGGCCATAACAAACAGTTTCACAAGGATACTGAACATCGAAAAGAAAAATCAAGCAATAAGAGATGACCTGTTGGAGTTCAACGGCATGATGCCAAGTTTCACGAGGCAAAACGAAAACGAGACCGCAGGGCCGTCATACCAACAGAGAATGAAAACAGCACACGGAGATGTTATGCAAGTCAATAAGACCGGTATTGCTAAATTAAACAAAGTGCTAAAGAAAAAAGGTAAAATTGGCTCAGAGGATTTTGAAACTGTAAATTCTAAAAAAGTTGACATGACCAATCACAAACCAATCGTAAAGAAAAGGTGGTAATATAATGGCATTTTTTAACAAGGTGGCCTGCTTCACGGACATACACTTTGGTATGAAAGGTAACAGTCGTATACACAATGACGACTGCGAAGCGTTTATTATTTGGTTCATAGAACAGGCAAAACTACACGGATGTGAGACCTGCATTTTCTTGGGCGATTGGCACCATCACAGGGCAAGTACAAACGTGTCAACAATGAACTACACAGTTTCTAACATGGAACGTTTAGGGAAGGCATTTGAGAAAGTTTATGTGATAATGGGCAACCATGATTTGTTCTACAGAGAAAAAAGAGAAATAAACTCAATGGAGTTCATAAGAAACATTCCAAACATACATCTTGTTAACGAGTGGATTGTGGAAGACGATGTTGCAATTATTCCGTGGATAGTGGGAGATGAATATAAAAAGATTGAAAAAATGAAACAGCAATACGTCTTTGGACATTTTGAACTTCCATACTTCAAAATGAATGCCATGGTCGAAATGCCAGATGTGGGCGGAATACAAACTAATCATTTTGCAGGATGTGGACAGGTGTTCTCAGGACACTTCCATAAAAGGCAGGTGATGAAAAATGTGACATACATGGGCAACGCCTTCCCACACAATTATTCAGATGCCTGGGACG